CACCCAACACAAAAGCCAACTTTGCTTGTGGAGTATTTTTTTGATAAATGGTGTAAAGACTTTTTAACTGTTGTTGATTTATATGGTGGTTCTGGTTCAACTTTAATTGCTGCTGAACGTTTTAAAAGACAAGCATATTTAATGGAATTAGATCCGAAATACTGTGATGTAATAGTTAAAAGATGGGAGGATTTTACAGGTAACAAAGCAAAACGTGTATCATCTAGTTAATGGCTCAAAAAGGATCAAAAGCTGAAACAATAATTAGGTCACAGAAGTTTGCTCGTATCATTGCAAACGGTGGCCGTAGATCCGACTGTGTACGTTATGCAGCCGAAAATTGGGGGGTGAGCGAAAGAGCTTGTTGTAAGTACATAAACATAGCTAGGGACGAATTGAAGAAGGACTGGGATATGGAAAGACCCCAGATGGTGGCTGACCTTTTGGCGCAATGCAGCACCTTACAGATGGAAGCTAGAAAGGCTGGTCATTATCACATTGCCCTCGGTGCAATCAATACAGCAGCCAAACTTGCACAGATTGTTTCGTGAGCATTTTAGATACAGCAAGACCAGGGAATGTTTTATATCAGATCGGTGCATATGATTTGCCGACAGCAGATGAAGCAATACAGCGTATAAATCAAGATTTACTTCCACATCAATTAAAGTTTTGTGATGATCTCGACCATAGAAAACTGGCTCTTGTCTGTGGATTCGGTGCTGGTAAAACTCATGCTTTAATTTCAAAATCTTGCATACTGGCAGCACTTAATGTTGGTCATGTATCGGCAATATTTGAACCGACTGCGCCAATGCTTCGAGATATTTTGCAAAGAACAATGAACGAGCTATTAGATCAATGGCAGATTCCTTACACATTTAGAGCATCACCATTACCTGAGTACAATCTAGAATTTGCAGAGGGAACCCATACAATCTTGCTCAGAACAATGCTGACATATCAACGATTACGAGGCCAAAACTTATGTGCAGTGGGATTTGATGAGGCAGATACTGTTCCAAAACGTGATGCAGAGCAGGCAATGAACATGGCACTGGCAAGACTTAGATCGGGTAATGTTCAGCAGTTTTATGCAACAACAACTCCCGAAGGTCATGGTTGGGCATTTGAAACTTTTGAAAAAAATAAAAAGTCTGATACAGGATTGATCCAGGCAAAGACAAAAGATAATCCTTTTCTTCCTGATAACTTTATTCAATCTCTTGAAGAAAATTATCCACCGCAGTTAATCAAGGCTTATCTTTTAGGCCAATGGGTCAACCTCACAAGCGGTCAGGTTTATGACCGTTTTAATCGTAATTATCATGTCATCAATAAAATACCGTTTGATATCAAGATGGAGACTTTACTTTGTGGTATAGATTTCAACGTAATGAACTGCAACTGCGTCATTGGTGTAAGAGATGGTGACAGGCTGGTGATCATTGATGAAATATCAAAACAAAAAGATACAGATGCGTTGGCACAGGAGTTACTCAGGCGTTATCCTTCAAACAGAATATTAGTTTACCCTGACGCTAGTGGTTCAGCACGTTCAACGATCAATGCATCAAAAACAGATCTCGCGATACTCCAAGGTTACGGCTTCGGTTCAATGGCTCTCAAGAGCAACCCCTTTATCAAAGATCGAGTTGCAACCGTCAATGCGTTACTACAGAACGGCAAAGGGGAAAGACGTTTGGCGATTCATGCCAGTTGCACTCGTTTGATTGAGTGTCTTGAGTTGCAGAGCTACGATGAAAAGACAGGAGATCCAGATAAACAGAATGGTTACGACCACATGAACGATGCTCTAGGGTATTTAATTTATCGTGAATTTAATTTGCTATATGGTAGGGCAGGCAAGCGA